GCCCATGTAGATATTTGGATCATCCCGGCGGGGCCAAAAGAATGCGCCGCAGCCATCAGAGCAAGAGGAGAAATGAAATGAGTAACGATTTTGCACCAGAGGTGCGTAACTCTGCCTGGTGGGCTTCTGACACCAGGCGTGCAGCATCAGGCCACGCTAACGAGGTAGTCCTCATAAAGCAAGGCAAGCTCCCACCACCTGATCTGTCCAACGTAGAAGCTGTGCAGATGGGTCACGTCATGGAGCCTGTGATCGGGCGTCTTGCTCAGAACAAGCTCAAGGTGGAACTCAACAAGATAGAAGAGTTCCGCACACATCCCAAGCATGACTGGTTCCGCTCTCACTTCGACTTCGCAGGCACAGAAAATGGTGAGCCGATTCTTGTGGAGGCTAAGAACTACAACGCTGCTGTGCGTAATAAGTTTGACGAAAGCGGAATCATGCCTGCTGCTGATGCTGCTCAACTCGTCCACGAAGCAGCCGTACTGGGTATCCGCAAGATATATCTGGCTGTCCTATTTGGTGGTCAGGAGTTTGTCCTCATTCCTAAGCTGGTGGAGGATGCCGAGAAGGATGAACTAATCCAGAAGATGGCAGTTCTCTGGGGCCATGTACAGACAGGTACACAGGCTGACCCTCAGAGCACAGATGAACTCAAAGCCATGTTCCCGGTGTCAGAAACCATGACACGCATTGCAACCGCAGCTGTGGAGCACTATTGCAATGAACTTAGCTACGTCAAGGCTGAACTCAAGCGGCTTGAAGAGGATGACGAAATCCTAAAGAAACACATTCAAAAGTTTATGGATAAGCACGACACGCTGTCTACCTTTGACGGCAAGGTGCTGGCCACCTGGAAGTCTGCCAAGCCGTCTGTCAAGTTCAACACAGAGCTGTTCAAGTCCTCCATGCCGGACATCTACAAACAGTTCGAGGTTGAAGTCCCCGGAAGCAGACGCTTCCTAATCAAATGAGTGAGGTTCACAACATGAGCAATATCGTTCCCTTCAACGACATAGAGCGAATGGCAGAAGCTGTGGCACACAGCAACCTGTTCGGCATCAAGTCATCAGACCAGGCCGTGGCTCTGATGCTTATCGCACAGGCTGAGGGTATGCACCCAGCTATCGCAGCACGGGACTACCACGTCATCCAGGGCAGGCCGGCCCTCAAGGCCGATGCCATGCTTGCGAGGTTTCAGACAGCAGGTGGCAGCGTGACCTGGAAGGTCTACACCGACACAGAAGTCACCGGCATCTTCTCCCACCCTCAAGGCGGCTCTCTGGAACTGACCTGGACTTTCGAGCAAGCCAGGAAGATTGGTCTGACAGACAAGGACAACTGGCGCAAGTATCCCCGTGCGATGCTTCGAGCACGGGTGATCTCAGAAGGTATCCGCACCGTCTACCCAGGCTGTGTCGTGGGTGTCTACACCGTAGAAGAAGTTCAAGACTTTGACGACAAGCCCGTGAAGGTCAAGAACATGGGCAAAGCTGAGGTCGTGGACAAGGTCACGGTGACGATAGAAGACCCTCTGCCGCCAGAGGATGCCATCCCGCTATTTGTTCCCGGAAAGGAGGAGCCTTACTCACACTTTGCAGACGAGGGTGATTGGATAGACGGCTACGCACTCATGATTGCGCGTATCACCAATTCCGAGAAGCTTGACGACAACGGCAAGAAGAAGAACCTGGACGAGATCAAGCAGCTCAACCACAAGCAGCTGGCCTCCATGCCCTCCATGTCTATCATCCGGCTGCGTGCTGCTATCGCAAAGGCAGGAGGAAACCTCGACCCAAAGTGGGGATTAGTCCTGCCTCCACAAGAGGAAGTCAACGGCTCGCAATCCTGAACCACCTGCAGTCAGGAGGCACCCTCACCGCTGTAGAAGCTCTGGAGAAGTTTGGGTGCTTCCGACTCGCAGCCAGGATAGACGAGTTCCGCAAGGCAGGACACAACATCATCACCGAAACCATCAACCGCAACGGCAAGGAATTTGCCCGTTACCACCTGATAAAAGGAAAGTCTTATGAACAGCAGCTATGAAGATCGTGCAGGCCGTGGCGTCATGTACTACGAAGAAGATCGCAAGTCTGACAAGCACCCGGAATACAAGGGCTACGTCATGCTTGAGATGGATTACAAGGCCGGAGACAAGCTCAAGCTCTCTGCCTGGATTCGCAAGACCAGCAAGGGCTACAACCTGATCTCTCTCAACGAAGATACCTGGGCACGCAAGAAGCGTGAGGAAGCAGCATCTGCTGGGCCTCGTGAGGTTGAGCCTAAGTACCGTCGTGGCCGTGACGAGGACATCCCCTTCTGATGGCTGCTAGTCTGTCACCTACACAGCGCAGCCTTGCTTACCTTCGTGAGCAGGGCTACAGAGTCGCTATCGTGGAGCACTGGAATCCTCATGCCCGTATCCGGCAGGACTTGTGGGGATGGTGTGACCTCCTAGCTATACGCAAGAATGAGGTTCTGGCTGTGCAGGTGACAGCTTCAGGTGTGGCTGCGCGTATAAAAAAGATAGAAGAATCTGACACCATAGGGATGGTCAGAGACGCAGGCATCAGAGTCGAGGTACACGGATGGCGCAAGAACAGCAAGGGCAGGTATGTGCTGAGGATAGAGGACATATCCTGACACTGCTATCCATGAGCCTGCGAGAGATTTACGAACTGGCCTACCGCCTGGGCTATGAAGATGGCTATAACCAGGCGTCCAGTCAGCAGGATCAGTCCGACTCTGAGTCGGCTGGTTAGGACATGGCTGGCAGACCCGTGTTGCTGACAGTCTGCTACTCCTAACCACATAAGGAATCACCATGCCACGCAAGAAGAAAGACCAAACCAAACCGCACATCTTGGTTGCCACACCCATGTACGGAGGAATGTGCACAGGCTTCTACACCCAGTCCATGATTCAGCTGCCCACCATAGGGCGCAACGCAGGGGTGGATGTCAGCTTCTCCTTCATGTTCAACGAAAGCCTCATCCAGAGGGCTAGAAACGCCTTGGTGCACGCTTTCCTGCAGCGCAAGGACTGCACCCACCTGATGTTTGTAGACGCTGATATTCGCTTTAATCCCGTGGACATCATCACGATGATCCACGCAGACAAGGACATCATCTGCGGCATCTATCCCAAGAAGGAAATCAACTGGGCTGGGGTGCACATGGCAGCAGAGCAGGGTGTGCCTGCAGACCAGCTCACCCGCTACACAGGCGCGATGGTGGTGAATCTGGTGGACTACCAGGGCACCGTTACCGTACCTGTGGATAAGCCTCTGCGTATCTGGAACGGTGGCACCGGCTTCATGCTCATCAAACGCGAGGTCTTTGACAAGCTCAAGAAGAAGGTCAAGACCTACCGCAATGACGTGGGTGACCTGGGAGGCACCGTCAAGCCTCAAGACCTGATCTACGAATACTTCCCGGTGATGATTGAGAAGGAAAGCAACCGTCTTCTGTCAGAAGACTATGCCTTCTGCAAGATCGCCCGTGAAAACAAGATAGATGTCTGGGCTGCACCGTGGGTGCAACTAGGACATTTTGGCAGCTACCTTTTCGAAGGTGGCCTTATTCCCGCACCGTAAGGACGCAACATGAAACTAGACGTAGAACCCAACGAAGCCCAATTCCTGCTGCAAGTATTGGGGCAGCTCCCAACCCAGTCAGGAGCCTTCCCGCTGCTGCAGAAGCTCGCACAGCAAGTGCAAGCACAACAACCTCAGCAGCCTCCTGCCGAGCCTACGGTGCAGTAATCAACGCTTGTCTTCCACAACATGATCCACTATCACGGCACACCAATTGGTGGACAGCGCAAGGATGCCGCTCGGTTTTTAGCCGGGAGGCACGCCTTAGTGCCGTTCAGCTATCCAGAAGACTTGCCCATCGCGGCAGAGGTGTGCCAGTCATTCTGTCTAGATAACGGAGCCTTCACCGTCTGGAAGCAAGGTGGCAAGTTAGATGTTGATGGATATATCAAGTGGGTTGCTGAATGGCATCGACATCCGGGTTTTGACTTTGCGTTGATCCCGGATGTCATTGATGGCACAGATAAAGAAAACGATGCGCTAGTTGAACGTTAGCCAAAGGTTCTTACTGGCGCCCCGGTATGGCATATGCACGAACCCACCCCAAGACTGACATGGCTAGCCAGACAGTTCAAGACGGTGGCTTTGGGATCAAGTGGAGAGTTTTCTCAGCCTGGTACTGAGCAATGGTGGCGCAGGATGAAGCAAGCCATGAATGCCATCTGTGATGACAAGGGAAGGCCGATCTGTAAGCTGCACGGGTTGAGAATGCTTGATCCCGACATCTTTACTAAGCTGCCTCTTTCTTCTGCTGACTCCACCAACGCAGCTGTGAACTCAGGATCACTCAGTCGCTTTGGCTCTTACCTTCCTCCAACTTCCGCCCAACGAGCAGAGGTCATTGCAGAGAGGATTGAGGCCAACAACTCTGCGCCAGTATTTATAGACACTCAGGAGGAGCTGTGCTTTACGTTTCAATCGTGATCTATGCCGCCGCAATGACGGTGGCTAACCTGTCAATTGCCGCATTTGGGCCTTGGGTCAGCCCTATCAATGCTTTCTTTCTCATAGGGTTAGACCTGACTCTCAGGGACTGGCTGCACACGAAGATCAATCAAAAGCAGATGTTTGCGCTAATCCTGGTTTCGGGTGGGATTACTTATCTTGCCAACCCATCAGCACAGATGATCGCCATAGCTTCTGCGGTGGCTTTTACTGCTGCTGCTGTTGTTGATTGGGCGGTATGGAGATGGGAAGAAAAAACAGGTCTTCGATTCTCAGATCACATAGATCAAATCAAAAGAACTCCAACAAAAATAATGCCGTGGAAGATTGGAGTGCGTGTCTTTGTTGCAGGCTATCTTCCTAAAATCAATGATCGTATGTGGGATCAAAAGCCAGAGCGTGATGAAGCATTGATTCAAAAGCTACAGACAACGAACTATGACACGCAAAAAAAACAAACAAAAACAGAACAAGATAGGGCAATCCAGAGAGAGGCTTACGCAACAAAAAAATCAACAGAGATAACGAAATTAGATATAACAAA